AATAACTTTCAAAAATCGAAAGGGGATAATTGCGATGACGTTAAAAGACTTCGAGCAAATTATATACATGAAAAGTGAAATTGACGTACTTAACAAGCGTTTGCGGCGTGAGCAATCCAAAGGTAATCAGTTTGTAGGTGATACCGCAAAGGATTATCGAAGCGGACAAGGTAGAATAATCACGATTCAAGGGTATACCATTGCAGACCAAAAGAAGATAGATGAAATATGGCTTATTCTTGAAGCCCGCAAACTGAAACTTGAACAAAAGGTTCTCGAAGCTGAAAAGTTTATTGCATCCGTACCATGTAGCAAGGTACGCACATTATTGACCCTTAGATTTTTAGAAGGTGAAGAATGGGGGCAAGCGGCAAAAAAGTTTTATAAAAAAATGACCGAGGATTCAGCACGAAAAACAGTTACAAGGTATTTTGAAAGCGTTTGAAAATTTTGTCCGTTTTGTCCGATATGTCCGTTTTCAACATAGTAATATGATACTATGCCGTACTGTAAACGTACCATAAACCACGAAAGGGGGCGGCAAAATGGCGAAATTAAGCGCAAAACAGGCGAGATTCGTTGAAGAATACCTTATTGACCTAAACGCAACGCAAGCCGCCATTCGTGCGGGATACAGCCCACATTCGGCGCAAGCGATAGCAACAGAAAACCTTTCAAAACCTTTGGTTCGAGGGGCAGTTGATAAAGCTATGGCTGAAAGAAGCAAGCGCACAGGTATTACTGCTGATAGAGTATTGGAGGAAATCGCCAAGCTTGCCTTCGTCAATGCCGCCGATGTAATCAGTAGTGACGGTTCGGTTAGCGGCGGGGCATTGCGGGATGATACAGCGGCGATTCAATCGGTTAAGGTAAAAATCATACCAACCGAAGAAGGCGATATTGTCGAACAGGAAGTTAGACTGTACGACAAAACCCGTAACCTTGAATTATTAGGGCGGCATTTGGGATTATTCAATGACAAGTTAGCATTAACCCATTTAACCCCGCCCGTATTCAGCGGTGAAAATGACCTTGAATAAGGTAGTTAATAACACGTTAGTAACATAATATGCTTACACTCTTGATAATATAAGGGTGCATTTTTATTATACGATGATTTTCTAAATAAAAGGTAGTTTTTATGCGGTGATAATATGACAGCGGCGAAAAATAAAATTTATCTACCTAATATTATTGGTAAGCATTATAAAGATTTTTGGCATTTCAAAGGGCGTTACAGAGTTGTAAAAGGTAGTCGCGCAAGTAAGAAGTCGAAAACTACTGCATTGTGGTTCATTTATAATCTTATGAAAAATCCCAATGCGAACCTACTCGTCATTCGCAAAGTTTTTCGCACATTAAAAGATTCGTGCTTCACAGAATTAAAATGGGCGATTAACCGTTTGGGCGTTTCGCAGTATTGGAAAGTTACCAAATCGCCTCTTGAAATGACCTATATACCCACGGGGCAGAAAATATACTTCCGTGGGCTGGATGACCCCTTGAAAATCACTTCGATAACCGTTGAAACGGGGGCGTTGTGTTGGGGCTGGATAGAAGAAGCCTACGAAATAAGCAAGGAAGCCGATTTTGATATTTTGGACGAATCCTTACGGGGTATGTTGCCCGATGGCTTGTTCTATCAATGGACGTTGACTTTTAACCCGTGGAATCAATACCATTGGATTAAAAAGCGGTTCTTCGATGCCGTCAATGACCCCGATATAATGGCAATTACTACAAACTACTTAATGAATGAGTTTATAGACGATGCCACGTTATTACTTTTCGAGAAAATGAAAACCCGAAACCCCCGCCGTTATCAAGTTGCGGGGCTGGGTAATTGGGGTATTGTCGAGGGCGTTATATTTGAAAACTGGAAGGAAGAAGCCTTCGAGATTGACGAAATACGCCGCCGTGCTGGTATCAAATCGGCGTTCGGGCTGGACTTCGGATATACCAACGACCCTTCGGCGTTGTTTTGCGGCTTGATTGATACTAAGTCGAAGTGTATTTGGGTATTTGATGAAATGTACGGGTATGGTATGAGCAACGAAGCCATATTCGCCAAAATTAAAGAAATGGGTTACATCAAGGAACGTGTCAACGCCGATTCAGCAGAACCGAAAAGTATTGACCGTTTAGAATTGCTGGGTATGTTCAATATCCGAAAAGCCCGCAAGGGTAAGGACAGCGTAAAAAATACGATTGACTTTTTACAAGATTATGAAATTATCATACATCCCCGTTGCGTGAATTTCTTAACTGAAATCAGTAACTACACATGGGATGAGGATAAACAGGGGCGAAAGATAAACAAGCCGATTGACGATTTTAACCACTTGATGGATGCTATGCGATACGGGGTTGAACCCTACGCCCGCCCGTCAAGTTTTAGTTTTGATTAGTAAGTTAGTTACACGTTAGTAACACAACCGCTGAAATTCCCCGTCGTTGCGGGGTTTTGTAATTATTAGAGCATGAAAAGGGGGTGAACCCGTGCGAAGATTCAACTTTTACATTGACGATGCAAATTTGATTCGGCAAGGGGCAGACCCCACGGACACGGACTTCATCGAAAAGGAAATCAGGCGGTTTCTATCATCGGAACGCCGCCGCAACATGATAATCGGGGAGCGTTACCACGAAGGTAAGCACGATATTTTACACCGAAAACGTGAAATGATTGGGGCGAACGGTGATTTAGAGGAAGTCAAAAATTTACCGAATAACCGTATCGTGGATAACCAGTACAAGAAAATGGTTGACCAAAAAGTTAATTACTTTTTGGGTAAACCCTTCAAGGTGCAAACCGATAATGAGCAATACGCCGAAATCTTGAACGACATATTCAACCGCCGCTTCCTTCGCTTGCTGAAGAACGTGGGCGAAAACTCTTTTAATTGCGGTATGGGTTGGATGTTCTTGTACTATGACGAAAACGGCGAATTTACGTTTCGGCGTTTCAAACCTTATGAAGTGATTGCTGGTTGGGGGGATGATGAGCATACCCGTCTTGATTATGCTATCCGCATTTATGAGGTTGTAGACAATGCCGCCCGTGGCGAACGTATCGTTCAAAAGGTGGAAGTATACCACGCCGATGGATTAAGCCGTTTTATATTTGATGGTGCAAGGTTGAAACCCGACCCCGATTACCCGCCCGTTGAACCGTATTTCACGGTAAACGATGAGGGGTACAACTGGAATCGGATGCCACTAATACCCTTCAAGTATAACAGCAAAGAAATACCGCTGATTCTAAACGTCAAAAGCCTTCAAGACGGGTTAAACACGATACTTTCCAACTTCCAAAACAACATGGAAGAAGATAGCCGCAACACGATTTTGATTATCGTAAACTATGACGGCGAAAATTTGGGCGAATTTCGGAAAAACCTTGCAACTTTCGGGGCAGTTAAAACCCGAAGCGTTGACGGCGTAAAGGGTGGCGTTGAATCCTTGCAAATTGAAGTAAACGCCGCAAACTATCAAGCCATTATCAAGATTTTCAAAGATGCCATAATGGAAAATGCGATGGGTTTTGATGCCAAAGATGACAAGTTGAGCAGAGCCGCAAACCAAATGAATATTCAATCCATGTATACCGATATTGACATTGATACAAACCGCATGGAGATTGAGTATCAAGCATCTTTCGAGGATTTATTATACTTCGTTAATTTGCATTTGGTTAATGTTGGTATGGGTGATTTTGAGGGCGAAGAAGTGGAAATTATCTTCAACCGTGACATGATGATGAACGAAGGCGATATTATCAGTAATATCAAGGCTTCGGTTGGTATCATTTCGGAAGAAACCTTAATCGCAAATCATCCGTGGGTCATCAACCCACAAATTGAATTGAAACGGTTGGATGACGAAAGACAAGCCGCCAAAAAGGAAGCCAAAAATATGCAATATGGCGGGGCGTTTGGGGCTGATAATAACGGGTTAGTAACAAAAGACCCGCAAACGCCCGTAAATGGCGGCGATTAAAATTATTGTGTCATAATTAAAGGGGTGAAAGGGCGTGAGAAATGCGGATTACTGGCAACGGCGATTTGAGGGCATAGAAAATATGACAGCTATAACCAGCGATGAAGCAATCCGAAATATGGAGCGTATTTTTTCAAACGCCCAAAGTGACCTTCAAAATCAGATTGCGGGCTGGTATGACCGATTCGCAACCAACAACCAAATTGACCTTCAAGAAGCCCGCCGCCTTTTGAATTCCCGTGAGTTACAAGAATTCCGCTGGACGGTTGATGAGTATATCGCCCACGCAAAAGCGAACACGGTTAGCGGCGCATGGGTGCGGCAACTTGAAAACGCATCCGCACGGGTGCATATATCCCGCCTTGAAGCGTTACACCTTCAGACACAACACACGATGGAACGGCTTTTCGGTAATCAGTTGGATGCCGTGGACGGGATAATGAAGCGGCAATTTCTTGACAATTTCCATCATACCATGTTTGAGGTTCAAAGCGGCTTGAATATCGGTTGGGATATTGCGGGCATACCCGAAGCTCAACTTCAAGCCCTTATGAATCGCCCGTGGACGTTGGATAATCTCACATTTTCGGATAGGATTTGGCGGGATAAAAACCGCCTTGTCAATGAGTTGCAAACCCAACTAACGCAAGGGTTGATAGCTGGAACGCCCCCAAACGCGATGATTAACAATATAGCTTCAGCAATGGGAACAACCAAAAGCAACGCCGCCCGCCTTGTTATGACCGAATCGGCGGCGTTTGCGGCGGTAGCACACGAAGCCGCATACCGTGAATTGGAAGTTGAGTTAATCCGCATACTTGCAACGCTTGATAAAAAGACATCGGATATATGCCGCCAAATGGACGGTAAAGTTATTCGGATGGCTGAATATCAAATCGGCGTAACCGTTCCCCCGTTTCATCCGTGGTGTAGAAGCACAACTGTACCCCACTTTGACGATAATGCAGGAATGCGGGCGGCAAGGGATGAGAACGGAAAAACCTACTATGTGCCAAACGATATGAATTATAATGAGTGGAAACAAACCTTCGTTGACGGCGGCGTTAAAAGTAACTTGCAAGAAATGGATTCAACGCTTCGAGCCTTTACCGAAAAAGTGGACAGCATAAACGGCATATCGCCCGAATATCGGGAAGCACTTATTCAGCGTTTCCAAAATGGCACGGATGCGGCGAAGGAAGTTTTCAATCGTTTTGTACCGTTAAACAGCATCGCAACGGGAACGGCGAAGGGTGCGTGGTATAGCCACGGCGATAAACGCATTCATATGAATTTTGCCGATGATATGAATAATGCCCGTGGTAATGCAACAACCTTCTTTCACGAACAAGGGCATTTAATTGACTATTTACAATCGGACGATTCAAGGGGGATTGCACTTTCACGGGGAAAATTCCGCATTGCTAAAAAAAGCGATGGGCATTTGAACCGTCTTGCGAATTCACTTTCCGAAGATTACAATAATATGGTTGCACGAATGATTGACCCCAACGAAAGCGCATTTTTAGGGCGTGGAAACGTCCATAACCAACTATCCGCAATGTTGCGGGGCGAAAATGCCGATATGTTAAGTGCGATGTCTGATATACTGGAAGGGATGACGAATACAAGTAGTGTTCCCATCCGTGGAAAGTGGGGGCATGGTTCGAGGTATTGGAAACAACGCCCGCTGGGTGTTTATACCGAAGCGTTCGCACATTTATTTGAATTGCAATTTGACCCCGCAAAATTAGCGTTGTTTGGTGAGTATTTCCCCGAAACTGTAAAAGCATTTGAATTGATAATGGAGGGCTTGCGATGAGTGTACCCGTTGATAAAACTAACTGGAAAAACCTTTACCCGCACATGATGTCAAGGGAATACCAGTATTTGAACGGCTTGTATCATAAGAAATTCGGTGAACATTTGGATTTTGCAATGTTTCCCGAAGATGTCACTTTTGAAAAGGTGGAAACCGATGTTCGGGCGGCGATTGAAACCGACACGGAAATCATTAGTTACTATTGCCCGTCTTGCTACAATCACGAAGGCGGTATTGCGTACACCGATGAAAGCCCGTGTAATTTGTGCGGCTTCCCCGCCGATGGTTAAAACTTGAATGTTATCTTTCAAAAATCCGTTGTTAGATACGGGTTAGTAACAAAACAACCGACAAGCCCACAAAATACAGGGCTTCGGAAATATTACAACATAACTACCGCCGAAAGGCGGTTTTTATATACCGCAATAAAAATATAGCCGACTAAACGGCGTTAAAAAATGGAAAGGTGGAACAAGAAATGAAAAAAGTTGAATTTGTTGCGTTGGGGATTAGCGAGGAAATGGCAGAAAAAGCCGAAGCCGCCGTTGCCGAACATTTGAAGGGGTTTATACCGTATGCCCGTTTCAAAGAGGTAAACGATGAAAAAGGCAAGCTATCCGAATCTTTGAAAGAACGTGACGGGCAACTCGAAACCCTTAAAAATTCCACGGGTGACGTTGCGGGATTAAAAAAGGAAATCGAAAAGTTGCAAGCCGAAAACGGCAAAAAGGACGAAAAACACGCCGCCGAAATTAAGGCGTTGAAAGTCCAAACCGCCCTTGATGCCGCGTTGACCGCCGCAAAAGCAAAAAATACGAAGGCGGTTATGGCATTGCTTGATTTGGACGATGCCGACCTTGCCAAAGATGGCACAATTAAAGGGTTGGACAGCCAAATCAAAAAGTTAATCGAAGGCGAAGATACAAGTTTCTTGTTCGACCCCGCCGAAACAGAACCCACGAAGCCCACGGTAAAAGGGGCAAAGCCCGCCGAAGGTGGAACAAAAACCCCCGATGGCAAGGTTGATTTTGCAAAAATGACCTATGAGGAATTGGCAGCGTATATGGAAGAAAATCCTAATATCGAAATTCCCACAAATCAGACGGTTGCGCCCGCCAAAGAGGATGCGCCGCAATCAAATTACAATTAAAGAAAGGATGAATCAAAGTGGCAAAATTTGATTTGAAAACATTTAACCCCGAAGCGTTCGGCAAATACGTGGATATTGTGCCGAAAACCCGAAGGAACGAGTTAATCCGTTCCCGTGCAATTCGCCCCACTTCGCAATTCCGTGATACGTTGAAAGCGCAAACGGGCGGTAACTTTGCAAGTTTCCCCATGTTCGGGCGTTTGGGCGGCAAGCCGCAAAACTATGACGGGCAAACCGACATCGTGGCATCCACGACCCCGACCTACAAAAGAAGCGTTATTGTAACGGGTAGAGCCAACGCATGGATTGAACGGGATTTTTCCGAAGATATTACAGGCGGTGCGGGCTTTATGTCCAATGTTGCCCGCCAAGTTGCCGATTACTGGCAAGACATTGACCAAGACACCCTTCTTTTGATTTTGAACGGTATCTTCTCTATGACTGGCGCAGAAAACGAAAATTTTATCAACTTGCACACAATGGACATTTCCAGTAGTGCAGAACCGAATGTTGGGCTTGCAACTCTTAACAAAGCAATGCAAAGAGCGGCGGGCGATAACAAGCAAGTATTCGGGCTTGCTATCATGCACAGCGAAACTGCAACCAACCTTGAAAATGAACGCCTTTTCAAGAACTTAACCCAAACCGACTCCCACGGCGTAACCCGTGATTTGGGTATGGCAACGTGGAACGGGCGTTTGGTTCTTATTGATGACGGTATGCCCGTTATTGATTTGGGCGGCGGTGCTAGTGCGTTTGAAACTTACGTTTTGGGCGATGGCGCATTTGACTATGACAATGTTGGGGCAGAAACGCCGTATGAAATGGTGCGGGAAGCCAAAACCAACGGCGGGCAAACTTCGCTTGTAAGCCGCCAACGTAAAGTATTTGCGCCTTACGGTATCAGCTTTACGATGAAAACCATGTTGACCGATAGCCCAACCGATGCCGAACTGGAAGATTCCGAAAACTGGACGCTTGTAAACGATGGCAACGGCGGTTACATTGACCACAAAGCGATTCCGATTGCCCGCATTATTTCAAGGGGTTAAAAAGGGGGTGTGCCCGTGAGGGAAGATATTATTAAACGCCTTGAATGGCTGGGTTATACTTTCTATAAGAGTAAAGATGGCTGGGTCATTGGATTTATAATTGATAAAGTTACAAACACCATCAAGAATGAAACTAATCAATCAGAAGTTCCCGAAGAATTATATCAAATTTTCATTGATATGGTTTGCGGTGAATTTCTCAAAGCGAAAAAAGCAAGTGGTGATTTAGACGGCTTCGATATTGATTTAGCAGTTGTGATGTTGCAAAAAGAAACACAAGGGGATACTTCCTTTTCATGGGCAGTTGATAAAGCTTTGAGCGATGAACAACGATTAGATTACCTTATTGAATACTTGCTGAATTACGGAAAGTCGCAGTTTTTGGGATTTAGGCGGTTCAAATGGTAAGCCCCGCAAAGGCGGCATTACGCCGAATGTGGAAAGATACTTATACCGTCTATGAGTATCAACCAATTTTACAGGAAAACAAATCAACCGTGCATGAAAAAGTTGCTATTATTAGCGATGAACCTTGTAAGTTGTCTTTTTCCAGTTTGAAACAAGTAAACCAAACCGACACAGCGGCAAAAACGCCGCAAATCGTCAAACTTTTTCTTGATGAAACTTTGGAAATCAAGGCTGGTTCTAAAATCGTGGTAAAGCGGCGCAACCAATTATTTGAATATGGATACAGCGGCGAAGCTGGTATTTTCGACCATCATCAAGAAATTGTTTTGATTCCGTGGGAAGGCTGGGCAGTATAATGTCAAAAACAAGCGCAAAAGTTGACTTCAGGCAGTTTACGAAGTTGACGAAACTGTTTGAGCGATTCGAGAAAAAAGAGTTGCAAGAATTTAGCGTCAAGTTAATCAAAGATTTAGCCGCCCGCCTTCTTGCGAAAGTAGTTGAACGAACCCCCGCTATTAGTGGGCATTTACGCCTTGGGTGGACTATTGGAAACGTGAGCAAGGAAGGCAACACTTACAGCGTTGAAGTTATAAATACCGTTGCCTATGCTTTATACGTTGAAAAAGGACATCGCATAATGGGCGGTGAAGGAAGGCGTGAAATGGTTAGATGGCGTGAGGGCGTTTTCATGCTGAAAATATCTGAAGATGAATTGAAAAAGGATATAGAACGTATTGTTGAAAATAAACTTTCAAAATTCATTAAAGAACATTTCCGAGTTTTTGAGGAGTGATGCTGTGGACACTTTCAAGCCGTTATCTGCAATACAAGATAGTATAAGTCTAAAACTTAATGATGCTTTTGGGGATGATTATACTATATACCCCGAAGCAGTCAAACAAGGTTTAAAAAGACCTTGTTTTTTTATTAAGCGGCTTACCATGACCAATACAGTAGAGGTAGGTAAGACATACAACAGGGAAAATCCATATTGTATACATTTCTTCCCTAAAGATTCAAGCCAGCCAAACGCAGAATGTTATCAAATGCTAGATGAAATGTATGAAACATTAGAGTACATTAAAGTTGATGGTAACTTGGTTCGTGGTGTTGGTATGAAAGGTGAAATACACGATGAAATATTATTGTTTTACGTCAATTACAATGTGCGTGTTCGTAAGGTTTATGACCCTATAATCATGGGATATCTTGAAAATATTGATTTTAGAACGAAAGGATGATTTTAATGCAAAACATTTACACAGAACCTATGCTAATTGATATGGAAAAAACTGATTTATACGACATTTTACTTTCACTTGAAATTGAGGTCAATAAAAACACTGCAAAAGAAAAAATGATTGATTTGATTTTGGCTAAAGAAAACGAATCAACAGATGATAGTAAAGTCTCAAATGAGGTGCAAGAAGAAGATGAAGATGATGATGATGATGATGATGATGATGATGGTTTACCTAAGTTTACACTTGACCAACTCATAGCATCTTCAACGTATTCCCATAGGCGGGATGTATTACGAACGTTACTAAATGACGGTAAAATGTACTCCCACGGGGACGTTGCTAGAATTTTCAAAAGATTTTACGATAAGGCGGTGACTTAATATGAGTTTAGGCGGTGGCACTTGGTTAGTGCAAAATAAAATATTGCCTGGTGCTTATATTAACTTTGTTGCGCTTAATCGGGCAAACATGGTTTTTTCAAACCGTGGCGTTGCAACAATGCCGCTATTGTCTGAATGGGGTGAACAAAATACAGTAATTGAAGTTACAAACCGTGACCTTCAAAGAAATAGTAAGCGTATTTTCGGATATGACTTTACACACCCAAATCTTCGGGGCTTACGTGAACTTTTCCGAAATATCCGCATTGGATATTTTTATCGTTTAGGTACTGGTGGAACACAAGCAAGTAATGATTATGCATCCGCTACCTATGCAGGTATAAGAGGAAACGATTTAACCATTACAATTGCCCCAAATGTTGATGAAGCAACCAGATGGGATGTTATGACCTTTTTTGATAAAGCCCTTGTTGACATTCAAACTGTTGACGATGCGAAAGGACTTGTAGCAAATGGCTTTGTTATATGGAATGATAAAGCAATTTTACAAGCCGAAGCGGGAATTGCCCTTGAAGGTGGCACAAGTGCAATAGTTACAAATCTTGATTATCAAAAATATCTTGATAAGATTGAAAGCTACAACTTTAACAGTATCGGGTGTCCTTCAAACGAACCTGCTGTTAAATTATTATTCTCTATGTTCACGCGCCGCATGAGAGATGAGCAAGGTGTTAAATTTCAATGTGTAACATATGATAATGCGTTTGACTATGAGGGTGTTGTTAATATTATGAATGCCGTAACGGATTCTGACGCTAACGAACAAGATTTAGTCTGGTGGACAACAGGTGTAAACGCTGGTACAGCCGTAAACCGTACTGCGACAAATAATATTTATGATGGTGAATATACCATTGATTGTGACCATACCCAGCTAGATTATGAACGTGCAATTAGGGCGGGTAAGTTTGCGTTTTATCGTAGCGGTTCAGGAGAAATGCGGGTGTTGTCTGACATTAACAGTCTTGTCACGTTGTCCGCTACTCAAAATGCTGACTTCCAGTATAACCAAACTATACGAGTACTTGACCAAATTGGTAATGACATTGCGATGCTATTTAATACTCGTTATTTGGGTGAAGTTCCGAATGATAGTGACGGACGCATTTCATTATGGAGTGATATTGTTAAGCATCATGAAATGTTACAAAATATACGCGCAATACAAGAGTTTGTACCTGATGATGTGGTGGTTGAACAAGGTGACAACCGCCGTTCAGTATTGGTTACTGACACTATAATGCCCGTTAATGCTATGTCATTTTTATACATGACTGTACAGGTTGCTTAGAAAAGGGGTGAAAAAATATGTCAGCTACTAACAATCCGATTATGCACTCTCGAAATGCTGTTTATGGTAGTGAAGCGAAATGTTTTGTCACACTTGATGACCGCCGATATAATTTTTTACATTTGACTGACTTTGAGGGTATTTTTGCGATAAATTCGCAACAGGTGCGCATTTTGGGTAAAATCGGTTTTGGTAACAAGGCGGCGGGCGGTTCTGGTACATGGACTGCAACGGCACACTTTAATCAATCTATATTTAGGAGAGTTGCCGACCATTATCAAAAAACTGGTGAAATGCCATATTTTGAAATACAAGTTACCAATGCTGACCGTACTTCAACAGTAGGAAGTCAAACGATTGTATTTCATGATTGCTTGATTACAGGTAATTTGACACTTGCAAAATTTTCCGCAGGTGACCAATTACTTGATGAAAACATTAGCGGTACTTTTGAAAGCTGGGATATGCCGCAAGCATTTAACGAATTGGAGGGTTTATAACATGTCAATAAAATTCTTTTTAAAGGCTAACAAAAAAGTTAAGCCCAATACTTTTTACACAGCAAGTGAAAATTTCATTGATGAAGATGGAAAGCCGCTTGAATGGGAAATTAAACCTCTTTCTGCACAAGATAATGAACGTATAAAGGAAGAATGTACAACAATTATTGAAACACGTGATAGAGGATTCAAAGCCCACCCTAAAATCGACATTCAGCTAATGCAAGCAAAGCAAATTGTCGCTTCAGTTGTTTACCCCGATTTATATAATGCTGAATTGCAAGATTCTTATGGAGTAAAAGAACCAGAGGATTTGCTTTTTGCTATGATTACCGAAGCGGGCGAATATCAAAATTTTGTTGTGTTTATTCAAAAATTCAATAAGATGAACATTTCTTTAGATGAAAAAATTGAAGAAGCAAAAAACTAATTGAGGGTACAGTCGAAGGTAGTTTTCTACATTTTGCTATTCAGAAACACGGCTGGACACCCTCTAAAATTGAAAAATGGCTTGATTGCGATGAGGTCATGAAATCTGTTTATTATGCTTCAATGCAGATTAAAATGGAACAAGATAAAGAGCGTGAGCAAGAAATGAAAAACAAACAGCAACGCGCAAGGCATAGGCGAAGATAGGCTTATGCCTTGCTTATTTTTTATTAGGATGGTGGTATAAAAATGGACGGAATATCAACTCACATAAGGATGATTGATAATATAACACCCATCCTTAATACTATTTCGAATCACTTAAACATTGTAAATTCCGCTTTCCAAAGTGTTTATGAGGTAGCTTCTAACGATATTGATTCATCAAGTTTTGATGCAGTTAGGTCACAAATCGAAGCCGCAACAGCTTCAACAGAACAATTACAAGACGTAATGAGGGAAGCCGCTAATATTGAGTGGGTTACTGCAAATAATATTGAAATTTTTAACGGAAATAATATCGAAAGATATACACAGGAAGTCGAAGCCGCTAACGAAATGATGCGGCAAATGACTTTCGTACAAGAACAAATTAGTACACAAGCCGCTAATATGAAGTTGTTACCATCTAATGCCATTGATGATATTAACGGTATGGGTGATAGAATCGCCGCTTTACGAAGTCGAATTGAAGATGTCCAAAACAGCCGTATACAAGTTATAGGTATTGAACAAGCAAATTCCGAGGTTGAAGTGTTAAGGGGACAACTAAGTCAAGCCTTACAAGTTCAAGAAGATATGAACCAAGCCTTGCAAAACATGGACGCTTCGGGGGCTAATCGAGCCTATCATCAACTTAATAACATCGTTAATCAAACCGAACGTAATATTCGGGATAATATAAATGAGCAACAAAATTTTAATACAGAAATCGTTAATGGTGAAAGAGCTGCGGGTGGACTAAAACGTATGATTGCTAGTGTTGTAGGCGCATTTACAGTTAGAGCGGGTATAAGCTGGTTACAACAATCTTTAAGTTTTACAAATGAGAATATCAGACTTGAACAACAACTTGCAAATGTAATGTCCAATCGCGGCGCAACATATGAGGAATTTGTCCGTCTGCAAGAAAGAGCCGCCCAAATTCAAGCGGATACTAACGATATGATAAGCGGTACAACAATGATAGGTGCGGCAAATGAACTTGCCCGCCATGTTGGCAGTGTTGAAGCTATTGAAATAATGATGGATTCTTTAGCGGACTTTGCATCAGGTGCAGGTAATATCTTTGGTGCAACGGCACAAGATATGGCGGCATATGCTGAATATTTTACACAAGCAATGGCGGGAAATTACCGTATGCTTGAACGCCGTGCAGGTATCTACTTAACAGAAACCCAAAAAGAAGTTATCAAATACGGTGATGATATGCAACGGGCTTTGATGATTCAAGATATTGTGAATCAATCTTGGGCGGGACTTGCTGAACAAATGGCGGCAACCCCCGAAGGTATGCAAGCGGGCATGATAAACGCTTTCAATGATATTAGAAGCTCAATTGGTGCGCAATTGATGCCAGTGATTATGATATTGTTTTATACAATACGAGAACATATGCCCCAAATTGAAGCTATGTTGGAGGGTCTTGTACCTGCAATAGAGGTTATCATCCAGCTAATCAGTCAAATAATCAATGTATCATTCGATGTATATAATATCATAGTAAACAATTGGAGTTTTTTTGAACCTATTATCTGGGGAATTGTAGCGGCACTTGCGGCATGGAAGCTTGCGAATATACTTTTGACAATCAAAGTTTGGCTTTTAAATAGTGCTTTAATTGCTAAGAATGCCTTATTAGCTGGTATCCCGTTAATTATAGGGGCTATTGTAGTTGCAATAGCCGCACTTGTAAATGCAATGGGTGGATGGCAGGTCGTTTGGTTGATAACTGTAGACCGTGTGCTTACTACAATAGATATATTGCAATTTGGATTCTATAGTGCAACACATTTTATCATGGATACATGGGATAACATGATTATAAGATTGGGTTATGGGAATATGGCAATAATCAACTTCATGGAAGATATGCGAGTTAATGTATTGTCGATATTAGAAAGTATGCTTAATAGCGCAATTGACAATATCAACAATTTTATTCGAGCTTTAAACCTAATCCCTATTGTTAATATTGCAGTTATTGAAGATGTTACTTTCGGAACACAATCTATGTTAAATAATGAGTTAGCGCGGCAAGCACGAATGAATGACCCTAGTGGATATTTTGCTCAATTGGAAGCAAATATTGCAGGAAGAGCGGTATTACGTGAACAAAGGTTAGAAGACTTACAAAACGCTCATGCATATAGACAAGCAGAAATTGAAGCACTCCGAACCGCAAGAAATGCTGACGAGTACGTTATCACTTATGATGAAAACCCATTACGTTATTTATTTGATGAGAACGAAGGGTTAACAAATTTATTTGGTGACGTTTCAGACATTGCAGGATATACGGGTAGGATAGCTAATATTAGCGATGAAAATTTGAAATACTGGCGTGACATTGCAGAGCGTGACAATATCAATAGATATACTATAGCAAGGGTTAATTTGCGTATAGATGGTATTCACAACACAATCAATAATGAAATGGACTTGGATAGTGTCATTGAGGAGTTAACAGAAGGCGTAGAAGAAGCCATGTACACAACGGCAGAAAGGGTGAATGATTATCATGGCGTATAATTTTTTCTTTGATAAAATTCAACTACCAGTAGCACCACCATCAATAGAAGTTACAATAAATAATCAAAATCGTACTATATCATTGATTAACTTTGGAGAAATTAACGTGTTAAAAAAGTCTGGACTTAAAGATATTGAGTTTAGAATTTTACTTCCACGAAAACAATACCCTTTTGCAATTTATCCAGATGGTTTCCATTCAGCAGAATTTTTCCTTAATGCGTTTGAAGAGTTTAAAAACAGTCAAGAACCTTTCCGACTTCTTATTTCATTTTTGAAACAAAGCGGCACAGAAATAGATTTAACTTTTGATTATAACCACCTTGTAAGTATGGAAAGTTATAAAATTGTTGAAGATGCGGAATATGTTTTTGATGTTGAAGTGGATATACAATTAAAAGAATTTAGGAATTTTGGTACAAAGAGGGTTGAAATTTATGACCCGCCTGCCGATGCACCGCAAGACAGCCCAGCAGAAGCGGTAATTTATGAAGATAGACCCCCAGAAAATCCCCCACTAACCCTGTCACATAAGGTTGTATTGGGGGATTCACTTTGGACAATTGCAAGACACTACCTAGGCGATGGAAACCGCTGGGGTGAACTTATGGAGTTAAATCCACACATTGCAGAAAGAAACTTAGGAACAGGGCGGGCAAGATATACTATTTTTCCCAATCAAGTCATTATCATACCTAACCAATAAAGGCGGTAGTTCAATGAACATGTTTAAAAATTTTGAATTATATATTGAAAATAATAATGGTGATATACAAAGCCCTTCTGTTGTAAATGGTTTACGCTATGAAACTTGGCGGGCAGGTTCGCCGTCAAAATTAACATTTAGGGTAATGAGAGATGTTGCGGCAAACTTTCACGAAGGTAATCCAGTTATCTTGAAAATCAATGGAGATAATATGTTTTTTGGATTTGTTTTTAGTAAAAGACGTGATAAACAACATATTATTACTGTAACTTGTTATGACCAGATGCGATATTTGCAAAATAAAGACACTTATATCTATACCAATAAAACCGCTTCCGATGTAATCCGTATGGTTGCCGCTGATTTTGAATTACAACTGGGAGAAATTGCAAATACCGATTATATAATACCATGCAGGGATGAAAATAATACAAGTCTTTTTGATATAATCAACTCTGCTCTTGATTTTGAATTAGTACACGCTGGCAATATGTTTATTCTTTTTGATAACTTTGGAAAATTAACATTGAAATCTATATCTGACATGAAAGTTGATTTAGTTATTGATGAAGACACAGGTGTAAATTTCGATTATACAAGCAGTATAAATGACAGAACATACAACCGTATTAAATTGGTACGAGAAAATAACGAAACAGGTATGCGTGATATATACGTTGTTCAAGACGGGCGTAATATTGACCGTTGGGGTATATTGCAATACCTAGGCACTTTACAAGAAGGGGAAAACGGCGCAACTAAAGCCGCCGCGCTTCTTGATTTATTTAACGCCAAAACCCGAAGATTAAAAATTAAAAATGCATTTGGTGATACCCATATTCGAGCGGGTAAAATGCCTGTTATTGATTTGCACTTGGGTGACATAATCGTTCGCAATCATATGTTAGTTGAAAAATGCTGTCATATAATTTCTGAATCTGAACATTGGATGAATCTAACATTGCGCGGTGGTGATATACATGCCTGATTTTAATAGCTTACTTGGTTTAATACGAAAAGTTGCTTGTGATTCAGTTGAATCACAGAAACCTTCGGGGTTATACTTTGGAAAAGTGACTTCTGTTTCTCCTATAAAAATAACAATTGACCCAAAGCATGTTTTGACTGAAGAGTTTATAATGTTGGGGCGATATATTACAGAATATTCTATTGGTTTAACTATCGAAGGTGAAATGTGGCGTGGGTTACGCCAAAATGACGAATTGATGTTGATTCGTGAACAAGGTGGACAAAGGTATGCTGTTATTGATTGGGTAAATAGAGTAGAAGAAAATGACCGTCCTGCATGGATTTGTGAAGGTGAGATTGTTTCTATTTCACCGCTGAAAGTTAAAGTCAATGATTATTTAACATTAGAAGAAGACAAATTGATTCTATGTCACAGTGTAGCAAATCATATGGCATTTTTATCTTTTGACAATCCAGACATTAAGCAAAAAATAAACCTTTACGATAGGGTAGAATTAGAACCATTACCCGCAACGGTTCGAGCGGGCGGCGAACCACACGCGCCACGCCCAGATGATTTACCGCCGCCAATCGTTGAAAAAGTGACAGATATACAATTCATTAAAAAATCCTTTGAGGGTGAATCAAATGGAAATTTACCTGCATATCACGAAATTACAATTTACAATCGTTTTGAAGTGGGCGATAAAGTAATGTTGTCTTGTGAGCGTTCATTGCAAAAGTGGTTTATTGTGGACTTTACGTATCAAGTAAAACAGAAAAATGCGCACTGGATATAAGGGGGTGTGTTTGTGATACCAAGAAATAGCGGCTTATTAGAACAAGACTTTATCATTCGTAAGCAACCGACATTTACTTATAAAATGGACATGGAAAAAATGCATATTCGGGGTAACGCTAATGGTTTAGATGCAATGGAACAAGCCGTTTATAAAATTCTGTTCACAGAACGATATCAGTATATTATATACGGACGCAATTACGGTGTTCAGTTATTGGACTTATTTGGTATGCCCAAAACCTATGTAATCCCCGAAATTAAGCGGCGTATAACTGAAGCATTGCTTTGGGATGACCGTATAACAAGGGTTGATAATTGGAATTTTAACATACCACGGCGGGGCGTTGTAGATGTTTCTTTTCGAGTTATAACTATTTTTGGAGATATTCTAATGCAAAGGGTGGTGAACTTTTAATGGCTGGCGCATATATACCAGAACCGCAGTTTAACGGACAAAGTTTTGAAGTAATCCTTAATCGTATGATGGAGCGCATAGAAAAGCGTGATAAGCGAGAAGGTGGATTGATATGGGATTCAAACGCTTCTTCAGCAATAGAACTAAAACAGATTTATCTTGCACTTGACGATATTTTAATTGAATCTTTTGGAGATAGTGCAAGCCGTGAATTTCTCATAAGACGGGCAAGAGAACGACATGTTATCCCCTTCCCCTGTACCCATGCAATTTTACGTGGAACTTTTACGCCGTCCGATGTTGACATATCTGGGCGGCGTTTTTCTATGCCAAATACTGCACTAACTTATATTATAGAAAAACAAATCAATGATGAAATCGGCGGTTGGGAAGTACGATGTGAGCAATTAGGAAGCGAAGGTAATCACTTCTTCGGTGTAATCATTCCAATTATGGGCGGTAATCCCCGCATTCAAACAGCCGAATTGACCGAATTACTCATACCAGCGCAAGACGAAGAAAGTACTGAAAGCATAAGACAGCGGTATTTTGACAGCTTCAATGAACGTGCTTTTGGTGGTAATGTAAGAGATTATCAAATAAATGTCAGAGCAATTGAAGGTGTGGGGGCGGTTAAAGTAACCCCTATTTGGCAAGGGGGCGGTACTGTTTTATTAACTATTCTTGATACGCTTTATAATCCTACAACTGAAACACTGATTGATAGAGTGCAAGAGGTAATTGACCCTACAGGTGACCATATGGGTTTGGGGCTTGCGCCGATTGGACACGTTGTAACCGTGCGTACTGCTGACATTGTAAATGTTGATATTATAATGGAATTAACATTTGCAAGCGGATTTACTTGGGAAATGGTACAACCACAAGTCGCTTCTATTATAGAGATGTATATGTTGGAATTACGGCAAAATTGGGAAAATCAAGATGTTTTAACCCCTCTTGGATTTTTTCAAAACCCGTTAATTGTGATGATTAGTCAAATCAACAGCCGTATACTTAGTGTTCAAGGTATTATTGACGTTCAAAACACCACTATAAATGGACAATCAATGAATCTTGAAATTGAAAAGTATTCAATCCCTATGTTGGGGGTGATTAGTGTATGACTTATGCGTCAGCAGTTTCTCATGACCCCGTTAATTTGATTACTCGTCTACCTACTTTGATGCAAAAGTATGATGAAATAATCAAGATAACAGATTCACAGAATCCCGAATTTGATTTTATTTGGGCTATCGAAGAGTGGATGCGCCGCAATCTTTATATTGTCACGGCTGAAGAATATGGACTTCGGCGTTATGAACACATGTTAGGTATTACACCCATGGAGGGCGAAAGTTGGCAAGCCCGCCGCAATCACATTCTTGTGCGATGGAATCAAACGACCCCATATAGTTATCGTTTTTTAATTGGATTACTTGAAGTTTTAACAAATGGCGCATTTGAGGTAATCCCGAATTTTCATGAGTATGAAATGGAAATTCGGGTTTTTACTTTAGATTCGGGTATTATTAGTGATTTAGCTTTCATCTTGCGACACATTATCCCAGCAAATATTGCATTGACTTCCAGTAATCATATCAATATTGAATTAAGGGGCTATATCGGCTTTGCCGTTGGAGTAAATACGATACGACAGTATGCCATAACGCAAGACTTCAAGGCTGAAATATCACCTAAAGCAAAGATTGCGGCGGTTGGTTCAATTATAAAAATAGTTGAGTATAAAATTTGAAAGAAGGAGTTGCATATATGGCAAACTTTTCAAAACTTGTGACAACAACAAAAGGGCATGAATTGATAGTAAAAATTCTTGCGGGGAAACTTAGCGTAGAACCTCAAAGCCCTTTTTCAAAGATTGTTACCTCTTCGGCAATTTATGAATTATCACAGATTGAATCGTTAACAGTACTTGACCAAGTACAACAATACACTCTCGTTAGTTCGGTCACAAAGCAAAATAAAACAACTGTTGAAATACATGGAGGCATGAATAACAGTACATTGACATTAGGATATCGGCTTAATACAGTTGGTGTTTTTTTTATTGACCCGTCAGACAGTCAAGAATATCTTTTCGGGGCGGCAATACATCAACCAACCTCCGAAGCACCCACTGGTGATTTTATTTTTCCCTTTAATGGATTAACAACAACGGGATTGATGTTTGATTTGCTGGCAAGCGTTGGCAATACGGATAATATCAACTTAAATGTTGACCCTGCGGCTGTAGTTACAATTAAAACTTTGCAATTACACAATATTAGTGAAACAGCCCATGAAAACCGCTTCGCCGCTGAATCGGGCATTCGCAATTCACAGATAAATGGACTTCGTGATGAACTGATTATAAGTATTGAGGAAAATACTAATCAAATATCAACCTTACAAGAAAGGATTGATAAGATACAGTTGCTTGGTAGAAAAATACCCATAACGGCTATGAATGGTACAGAGTTGCAAGCAAACTATGGGAATGTTAGTCAACTTGTCGAAACGCCATCTATCAACGACTATGTTTTTCTTCAAGATGCAACCGTTTGGTCTATCAGTTCAATTGATGAAAATGGTGATATAAGCTGGGGTAAAGTAATCAATTTCGATACTGATATCAGCGGGAAAATGGATAAAATAGAAAGCGGTAATGCGGGAAACTTTGTTATTCAAGATATAGCAGGAAATTCCGCGCCAAGCGATTTTAGTCCACAAGATTTAATTGACATGATGTCTAACCCTAATATTTTGCACAACTGGGATTTTCGGAATCCTGTTAATCAGCGAGGACTTTTGGAGTATACCGCTGGACGTATCATTGATAGGTGGTTACTTCACTTCCCAAATATTTTAAGACTTAATATTATGGATGGATTTATAAGGTTGGCAAAAAATATTAACGGTGGCGCAGTTCAATTACGGCAATTTATTGAGTTTCCTGAAAAGCTATATGGGCAAACATTTACGCTTAGTATTTTGTACAGAACTACATTAAACAATATAGTTTTAGCAGTACCTGAATTAACACCAGTAAGTACAGTATTAGAACCTTCATCTAATTGGCGCATTGGTAAAATGACATTTACTGCACTTCCAAACAATTCTGGCGCATTTGTTGCTATACACGTACCTGGAGAAACTTTAGCAGATGAATTCATTGATATTCAAGCTGTTAAATTAGAAGTTGGTTCAACTTCTACCCTAGCTAACGACCCACCTATGGATTTTGGGCGTGAGTTAGCCATTTGCCAGCGATACTTATTTGTAGCACCGATAAGTATAGTTTTAAGATTGACGAATTTTAATGCAGACAACATTTCAACGTATTTACCTTTACCAACAACCATGCGTATTAACCCCTCAATTAGCGGTGTTTTTCAAATTCGCCAGCTTGATAATACGATTATTAGCAATGTCACCATAAATGGTTCGCTTGTTTCTGGTAATGGTCTATGGCTTAATACTTTAGTGCCAGCACATGGCGGAAATGATGTAACTTTATTTATCGCAAGTGGTAACATATTTTCAGCAGAATTATAGAAGGAGCGTGTGAAGTATGGAAACTACCTATAAGCATTATATCCGTTTGAATGACAATGAAGATATTATCAAAGGATTTTCAACTGCTTTTGAGCAATCACAAGAAGGAGATATTTTAATCAATGAATCTGAAAATTTACACTTTCGTTTATTTCCAGATGATGAAGAAAACCCGCTGTTACAAAATGAGTACGGCGTTTTTTTATATCGCTATGTAAATGGTGGAATAGTAGCCAAAACAAATGAAGAAATGGAAGCAGGGCGTAAAGTATTAGAAGTATCTCCCCAATTTCAAATCACTATTTTGAATGAGAAGATTCAAAACGCATTACCTTATGTTGTTATGAATATTGTAACTATGCTAGGCAGTACACCACATGTAATAGACAATGAATTAGATTCAAGGTCAGTAATGCAGTTGAATACTACAATGGATGATAATAGTATGGATACGTTTACACAATTTATAAAAATTTTAAAAGAGCGCGATGCACTTTTAACCATGATTAGGGGGTGATTGTATGCGTGAAAGTGTACTATTAGCTACTGGAACAGTGGGGGCGGTTATTGCTTCGGTTTTAGGTGGATGGGATTTAGCTTTACAAACAATGGTTACATTCATGACAATTGACTACATCACAGGGTTAGTTGTTGCTGGGGTCTTTAAAAAATCAAAGAAAAGCGCAAGTGGTGCATTAGACAGTCATACAGGATTCAAAGGTATTATTAAAAAATGTATGATGCTTTTAATGGTGCTGATGGGGTATCAGCTTGATAATATTATCGGCTGGGATTTTGTACGCTATGGTGTAATTATTGCGTTTTTACTAAATGAATCAATCAGCATAATTGAAAATGCTGGTTTAATGGGTGTGCCTATACCTCAAGTATTAAAACAAGCAATAGGAATTTTGAAAAAGAAGGGTGATGAAGACGATGCAAAAACAAAACATCAATGATTTAAAAGAAAGGAAACACATAGAGTTTTCAAAGCTACTTATGATTTTTGCTTGTATGGTCATTGCCACGGCTTTAGCTGTGGCAATTTTAAATTGGCATAAAACAGGAGAAGGGCTGGATTATATTCTTTCACTAGCGCGCTGGATGGGCGCACCAGTGGTGGCATACATGGCGAAGTCTGGCTATGAAAACAGGGCTAAAGTCGAACAATCACATTTAGATAAGCTAAACAAAGAAAGCAGAGGTGTGTAAAATTGAGTGCAGGAACAAACAGTCGTAACATTGATGACTTGCATCCAACTGTGGCGCGTGGGTGCAGAGAACTTATCCGCAGGATGAATGAAGTGGGTTTTATGCATGTTGGTATTTCATCCACATACCGCTGTCATGAGCATCAAAATTGGCTTTTTGGTCAAGGACGACCAAATGAAGTACCCTATGGCAGAGCAGGAACGATTGTAACCAATGCACGGGGAGGGCAATCCATCCACAATTACCGCTTGGCTTTTGACTTCTTTCGTAATGTAAGCGGGCAAGCTTTTAATGATAGT